GGCCGCTGAAGGAAAGCGCCGAGACAATGACAGCCTGGCGAGTGGATGCAACGCTCAGAGAGTTCGCAAAGCCGTCCCAGACTGACATCTGGTTCGATTATCCGACGCACTACCTCGACACCACCCGGATCCTGAAGGACGTGCTGCCAGAGTCAGAGATGACGCCGCAGGCGGTCGGCCACAGAAGATACACATCCGGAAAAGCCCAGAAGAAAAGAGATCAGGCTTCGATCGACACACTCGAGATCGCATGGAGCAGCGTGGAGCTGGAAGGAAGATCCGAGGCAACCGTGAAAGAGCTTGCGGAAAGAGCGACGCTCTCAGAGAAGACGATCATGCGATACCTGAAAAAGCCGGAGGCTGCCAAAGTCTTCGAGCTGGTCAAAGAGGAAGGAAAACCCACGATTGTCATCAGGAAAGAACCGGGAGCAGTCGGTCAGATTTAAGAGGGAACCCCAGACAGACAAAGTCAGAAAATCAGACTTTGTCCAAGGTGTCGAACCTAGGACAGACAAAGCCTGAAAACAAGACTTTGTCCGGGGTCAACCTAGGACAGACAAAGTCAGTATATAAATATACGCAAAATGTCTGTCCGGGGTCAGATGGTCATGGTGTGAAGCACACGGCAAAGCCTGGTAAGGGTCCAGGCTTATGCCTGGCAGTTCACACAAACATGACCCGCGCGAACATGGAGGAAGAAGAAAGTGAAAGAATTTTACGAGCTGCTGACACAGGTGGCCGACATGATACTCAAGAACGGAGACGAGGTAGAGATCACTTGTGAGCATGAAGACGAGGACAGCACTGTCCTTATCAATTCAACAAAGAGAATCAATCACACCGTCACCCTGAGATCGTTCAAGAACACAGATAGGTTCCGGCCAATGTACAAGGAAGACCTTCCCTTCGATCCAGATGTGGATGACGAAGATCCGGAATGAGCGAGAGGGTAAGATTCCAAGACGGACCGATACGGCTCGAATTATGAACCCTTGTGAGAAGTGTAAAAAGAAAACCGGCTGCCGGTCCTGCAAACAGAAACGGGACTGGCGCCGGCATATTGAGAAACAAAAACGAAAGGAGTGGAAACAATGCAATGATAGCCAAGAAGGAAATGGACCCGAAGGATCTGATGAAGACCAGGATGTATCTGGCCACGATCCGGAAACAATTCATCAGAAAACAGCAACTAATCCAGAACAACATCGCGGAGCTGAACAGGGCCATCGCTGTCGTCGACAGCCAGATGGAAAAGTCAGCCTTTGAGGAAACGGAGGAAAAATATGACGAACGAGAAGATCAACCTGGATGTGAATGAGTCAATCAAGGAACAGCTTGCCAAAGCATACGACGAAGGAGTGAAAGACGGGATCCGGACCAGCTGGGGCAAGGCAGTCGAACAGCTGGAAGAAATAGCCGGGAACCTGAAGCTTTACAACGTGATCACGTCATTCAAATACGGATTGATGTCAGACAAAGAAGCCAGTCAGGCGCTGGAGGCATTAAGTGGGAAAAGAAATAAAAATGTTTCTGCGGATTGAACCACCGAGCACAACGTTCCAGAAAAAAGGCTGGAAAGTGACAAAAAGCGGCAGGCCATACCAGTATGACAAGCCGGAGACCAAAGAAGTCAGGGCAAAGCTCGCGGCACACATGGCGGCATTCAGGCCAGAGGCTCCGCTGAAGGGTCCGATCGACATGAGTGTCCGGTATTTCTACATGGAGACAGAGATCCACCCGTCCGGAACCTTCAAGACCACAAAGCCGGATCTGGACAACCTGAACAAGCTGCTGGGTGATACTCTCCAGGAGCAGAGGTTCATTGAAGACGACAAGGACGTCTGCCATCTGGATATACTGAAGATATACTCGGATGTGCCGGGAATCATGATTCGCCTGGCTGAGTTGGAGGAAAGCTTATGACAACACTCCAGCAAGCCGGAGCGATCGCACTGTTTGTCGTCAGTTTTATGGGAATGCTCATGCTCATGTGTGACATGGCGACCAAGGACACGAAGAAAAAGGTCCAGGCAATCATCGACGAAGTGAACGAAGAAGCAGTGGAAAAGAATCTGTCGCCGGAAGATCCGGAAGAAGATCCGGGGATCACACAGTCGCAGCTGTTCGATGTCGATCGGGGGATCGAAGTGGAACGGATGCCAATGTGTGAAGGCTGCCCTTGCGAGTATCTGAACATCTTCCTGGAGAAAGCTGAGAAGCTCGACAACTACACAGCCGACCGTGAGTACAAAGTGAAGTGCTCACACTTTGCCGCCTGCCGTCGTGCCAGATACATGGGGAAACGTGAGGCCAGGATGGGAGGACAGCGTGAGCTGGATCGAGCGCAAGTGTAAGCTTTGCGGGAAGTCCATCCTCATGCTGGACATGGAGGACGGCCAACAGTTTCCAGTCGACTGGCCGCCGACTGACGTCACAATTATCACGAACCCAAGAAAACAACAAAACTGCCGGCCCTACTGCCTGCCATCCGGAAGAATTGTGCAGGCGAGAAAGCCGGAGAAAGCTGAGCCATCGGTTCAGGCATACGTCCCGCATCAACTGACGTGCGAGGTCTACAACAGAAAAACGGGGTGAGATCGAATGACTTTGGAAGAAATAAAAACGTATCAGCGACGAAAGGAAGCGATCCAGGCAATCGATGACGAGATCGAGTGGATCTATGGAAAAGTGTCCAGCCCGAACGGAAACAGATCTGGCGGTGCTCCATCATCGCCAGGAGATCCGACGGCCCAGAAAGTGAAAAGGATCCAGAGACTCAAGGAGAGAAGATCCTCGCTGGTGAGCAGACAGGAAGCCTGTGAGACTTATGTGGATGGACTGGAGGACTACCGGGTGGCCACGATCCTGAGATACCGGTACATCCTCGGCTGGACATGGGAAAGCACAGCGCTCAGGATCCTCGGATCCCCATCCTATCAGTCGCTGATCCGGGCCGTTCACAGTCATTTCGACACCCCTATACACTGAAATACACAAATGTACACAAAGATCACATACCAGCACCGCCGCCGGGGTGGTAAAGTGTACGATGTCAAAGAAAAGGACGAGAGAACGCCATCGCTCGTCTTTTCTTTTTGACGATGAGAGATGCGACTTTTACCCGGACGGTCAACTTCTGCGTCTCTCAAGATTGAAAGGAGCCCCCTCGTGAAAGAAACGATTCTCGATCTGCTGGAAGAGATCCAGACAGTTCTGATCATCCTGAAAGCTTTCGGACTGATCGAACCGTCCTGGGCCGTGGTCTTCACTCCGTTGTACCTCGCCCTCCTGATCCTGACGGTGACCCTGGTATTTTCAAAAGAGCCACAGCCCCGAGAATACAAAAGACCCCGAGGGGAATGAATAGACCCATGGATCAGAAAGCCCGGCCGGAGATCTTCACACAGGATCAGCGGCAGACAGGCGAATGGATCCGAAAGATCTCGGCAACTTCTCACCGGAGATGGAAAGCCTTCTATCACACCGGGCAGTGGAAAGCGAAGCGGCTCGAGATTCTGAAACGTGATCATGGCGAGTGCCAGCGATGCAGATACCGGAAACGTCCGGCAATGTATACGCCCGCCACTGTCGTCCATCACATCAAACACCTGAAAGAGTTTCCGGAGCTGGCACTGACCGACAGCAACCTCGAAAGCTTGTGCGCTGACTGTCATGAGCAAGAACATCCGGAAAGACATCACAGGAAAGAAGAAAAGTTCGTGACACCCGAGAGGTGGTGAAACAATTTGACCCCCGGGTCGAAAAAAATCGAATTTTTGCAAAACCCTAGAGACCGACGCCCAACCAACCGCGGACGGTTTTTTTCTGAATTTGTTATGAAAGGACGTGGAAAGATGCCGAAAGTTTCCGAAAAGAAAAATAAAACGGAAAAAGTAAAAGCAGCCACGAAGCCGGCTGCAAAGAAACCCGCGAAAAAGGCAGCTCGCAAGCCGGCGAAGCCGAAAAACACGAAGCTGGAGAAGCAGCGCAAAGAAATCCGGGACGCTCTGATCAATGCCCTGAAGCAGAAAGGAGCGGACACCGCTTTCTTCCTGGATCAGGTCGACAAGTACATGGACCTCTGGGACATGTATGTCCTGCTGGCGAAGGATGTGAAAGAGAACGGGCTGAGATACCCGACAATATCTCCGTCCGGCGCCGAGATCATCAAGGACAACCCGTCAGTGAAGAACCTGCCGGCCTACAACAAACAGATGATCATGCAGCTGAAGATGATGGACCTCCTGGATTTCCGAAACATGGCAATCCCGGAAGACATCGATGAGCTATAAGCACAACCGATACATCGACGCCTGGATCGACCTGGTCATGAATGACAAGCTGGTCACGTGCAAAGATCAGAAGCTCATGCTGAAGAACAACCTCATCCCCGTCCTGGAACGTGATGACGTGGTTGTCGACAACGATCTGATCGAGCGCGGCCTGTCGCTCCAGAAATACTTCCCCTTCAAGCTGATCCACTGGGAGCTGTTCCAGTTTGCAGTGATCGCTGGCGTGTTCCTAATCCGGCCAGACGGGACGCGGGACATCTACTTCCACGAGATCCGCGACATCATGGGACGCGGATCAGGGAAGAACGGCTTCATCGACTACCTCAGCTTCTTCTTTTTGTCACCGTATCACGGCGTGAGAGGCTACAACATCGACCTGATCGCAAACGGCGAAGATCAGGCGAAGACATCGATCGCCGACCTCGCGGAGATCATCAAGCACCCGGTCGATCCGAAGTACCAGAACGTGCTGGACGCAAACTACAAGGCGAGAGCGGAAAGCATCACCGGACTGAAGACGAACAGCGTCTTCCGTCTGAACACTACCAGCACGAAGAACAAGGACTCGAAGCGGACCGGCTGCATCATCTACGACGAGAAACATCAGTACGACTCGACGACGAACATGAACACGCTCCAGTCCGGTCTCGGCAAGGTTCCCTTCGATCGGATCATCACGATCACGACGGATGGGATGGTCCGGGATGGAGTTCTGGACAACGAGAAAGCAGAGAACGAGGACATCCTCAGCCACTACGATCCGGAGAACCGGATCTTCGTCAACTACTTCCACATCGAAGACGACGAAGAGTGGAACGACATGAACGCCCTGGAGAAGGCGATCCCGTCGCTCAACCATCCGAGCTTCTACAACCTGAAGGACGTGATCAGCAGAGAGATCCGCAAGATGCCAGCGACTCCGGACTATTTTCCCGAGTTCATGGCTAAGCGCTGCAACCGGCCGATCTCAGATCCGACCTATGCAGTCGCCCAGTGGGACGACATCGTCCAGGCAACAGCTGAGGCTCCGTTCGAGATCACTGAGGGAATGGCATGCGTCGGCGGCATCGACTACATGAAGACGAACGACTTCGTCGGCTGCGTTCTCATATTCCGCAAGGATGATCAGTACGCCGTGAAGCATCACAGTTTCATCTGCAAGCGGTCAGCAGATTTTCCGAACATCAAGGCGCCACTCGCCGACTGGCAGAAGCAAGGAGTCTGCACGATCGTCGATGAACCTGAGATCCCGGCCGAGTATGTGGCCGGATGGTTCGCTTCGATGCAGGAACACTACAACATCGTCATGATCGGGCTGGACTCGTTCCGGTATTCCGTTCTGGCTCCAGCTCTCAAGGATCTGGGCTTCGACGGATCCAAGCCGAAAGACGAGAAAAACCTGTGGATGGTCCGGCCGTCCGACATCATGAAGGTCGCGCCGCTGATCAATTCACTGTTCGTCAGCCACAGACTGTTCGGTTTCGACCGGATGATGTGCTGGTATACGAACAACACGAAGCAAATGATCGACCCGAAGGGAAACATCTCCTACGGCAAGATAAACAAACGAGTAAGAAAGACCGACGGTTTCATGGCCCTCGTCCATGGGATGGTGTGTGTGGATGCTCTTCCGGAAACCCAGGAGCTTCCGAACATCGATATCGGTGTTTCAGTTTACTGAGAAAGGAGGAGGAGGCAGTGTCAATTTTTACGAAGATCATGAAGGCCACGACGAAACAGGAAAAGATCATCAACATCTCTTCCGACGAGTTCAAGGACTTCGTGAACAAAGACAAAGCCAACGAGCTGGCTCTCTATGATCTGGCGCTTCAGACGGCCGTGACGATCATCGCCAACGCTCTCAGCAAATGCGAGTTCCGGACATTTTTATGGAAAGAAAAAGAGCAGAAGATCGTGGAGACTTTCGGCGATGAGTATTATCTCTGGAACTTCCAGCCGAACCAGAACCAGAACGCCAGCCAGTTCATGTTCGAACTGATCTGGACACTGATCTACAGAGGTGAGTGCCTCGTGGTTGTTTCTCCGACCGGAGGGCTGCTGATTGCTGACAAGTACACCCACATAAAAAACGCCATCATTCCGGACACGTTTCAGAATGTGGAAGTCAGCCGGCCACATGAGCCAGGCCAAGGAAGCGGCTATACATTCCGGGAAACGTTCAGATCCGAGGATGTTCTTTTTTATCGTCTGAACAATCAGAACGTCAAGACGCTCCTGGATGATCTGACGAACGACTACCACGAGATGCTGAAGACAGCACTGGAGAACTTCCAGAAACAAGGTGGCGAGCGCGGCACCTTGAATATTTCATCGGCTGCACCGAACACAAAGTACGGCACGAAGGCCGACGGAACGCCGAGGACGTTCACCGATGTCTACAACGACATGATGACCAAGCAGTTCGCCGACTACTTCAAAAGCTCGAACGCGGTCATGACGCTCTGGGACGGTTTCAAGTATGAGCCGAAGCAGCCGAGCCGGATCCCGTCAGCTTCCAACCTTTCGGACGTGACCGGGATCACCGGTGAGATCTACGACAGAGTGGCCACCGCCCTCCAGATCCCTCCGGCGCTCCTGAAGGGAAACGTCGCAGACGTCGAAGCGATGACGGAAAACTTCATCACCTTCTCGATCGACCCGATCGCCAAGATGATCGAACGAGAGAACAACCGGAAGCGCTACGGCAAGCGAGTCCTGAACGGATCGAAGATGATCATCGACACGTCGACGATCAAGCACATGGACGCCTTCTCAATCGCATCCAGCGCGGACAAGATGATCGCGAGCGGAGCATGGTCCATCGATGACGTAAGACGCAAAGCGAACGACGTGCCGCTGGGCGAGGAGTGGTCAAAGCGTCACTATCTGACGAAGAACTACGGCTCAATCGACGAGTCGAGCAATGAAACAACGACCGAAGAGGTCGAGAAAGGAGACTTAGGCAATGCCTAGAGAAAACAAAAAAATCAAGTTTCGTTTCGAAGAGTCTCCCCAGGGAAAAGCCACGGAGGTCGTGAAGCTTTACATCTACGACGATGTCACAGCGTCGGGCCATTTCAACTGGAACACCTGGGAATATGAGGAGTCCGAAACAAGCGCGAAGTTCATGCGTGATCAGCTGGATCAGGTGAACGATGACGCAGACATCGAGCTCCACATCAACTCAGCCGGCGGCGAGGTCTCTGAAGGGGTCGCGATCTATAACCTGTTGAAGCAGAAGGCTCAGGCAGGAAACAAGATCCTCGCATTCATCGACGGCATGGCTTATTCCGTCGCGATGGTCATCGCTATGGCTGCGGATGAGATCCACATGGGCCTCGGGACTTCCATGCTGCTCCATTATCCGTGGATGTTGTGCGCAGGAAACGCCGACGAGCTCAGAAACTACGCTGAGCAGCTCGACGCCCTCGGAGAAAGCTCTCTCCAGCTGTTCCTGCATCGGGCAGGCGAACGGATCACCTACGAGGAACTGGACGCCATGATGAGAAAAGAAACGATGCTGGATCCTGAGACTTGTCTGAAGTATGGCTTCGCCGATGTCATCGATGACTACAAGGCCGAAAAAGAGCCCGCAGACGATCCGGAACAGCTGAGACAGGAAAACGTCCAGCTCCGGCAGCAGCTCAGCATGAGCGAGGCAGGAATGGCCCAGATCCGGCAGATGCTGGAAGGCCTGAAGCCACAGCAGAAAGCAGAGCCGGAAACACCGGCGGAGGATCCTGAGCAGGATCCCGAAAAAGAGGCGATCACTCCGGAAGACAAACCGGGGTTTGATATGCGCAAGGTAATGGTTGCCGCTTATCAGAAGGCGGCGGAAAGGAGATAAACCAAATGCCTAGAAATTTGTCAAAAGATTTAATCCGGCAGAGCGCCACCGCCATCTTCCAGAAGATGAGCGAAGCACTTGCCAACAACGACGCCGAAGGTGCCGCTGCTGCGATGGAAGAGTTCCAGAACAACATCTGCGCAACTATCGAGGCTGAGTTCGAACAGTACGCCAATGTCACAGACATGGCAGTTCTCCAGTCTCGCGGTCTCCGCGTCCTCACTACTGAAGAGACTCAGTGGTATGAAAAGTTCATCGATGCATGCAAGAAGGACGCAAAGCAGGCGATCACAAACCTGACTGATGCAATCCCTCCGACAATCATCGATCGCACTCTCGAAGACATCGCCAAGAGTCATCCGTTCCTCGGTGCTCTGAATATTCAGAACGCAGCAGGCGCGACAAAGATGATCATGAACGGCGCTCAGATCTCCGCCAAGCTCGGCAGCTGGGGCCCGATCAGTTCCGCGATCGTTCAGCAGCTCACTGGCATGATCAAGGTCATCGACATCACAACCGCGAAGTACACAGCGTACTTCCTGATCCCGAAGGATTATGTTCGTTTCAACTTCGGATTTGCGCCGATGTGGGTCGACAAGTACATCCGCGCGATCCTCACTGAAAGCATCGCTTTCGGCCTCGAGAAAGGATTCATCAAAGGAAACGGAAAAGATCAGCCGATCGGTCTCGCCTTTGATATTTCCACAAGTCAGGACGGAGTGTACTCCGAGAAAACAGCAGCTGTTCTCAGCTCCTGGGATAACTATGCCGGCCTCATCGCTGACAATCTCCTGGTGGATGGAAACGGTGACTACCGTGACCTGACACGCGTGGCGCTTGTCGTTAATCCGAAGGATTATGTCAAGAAGATCCGCCCGGCCATGAAGCTCCTGACAAACGCAGGAGAGGTCAACCTGATCGACAACAAGTTCCCGACCGATGTCTATCAGTCCGCTTTCGTCACTGAAGGCACCGCGAAGCTCGGTCTCCCGGAGAACTACTTCGCAGCGATCAATGGTGGCCAGTCTGGCATCATCGAATACTCCGACGAAGCTCAGTTCCTGGATGATGTTCGTGTGTACACCACACGCGAATACGGTCAGGGCCGTCCGATTGATAACGTGTCCTGGCTGAACCTTGACATCAGCGGCCTCCCGGCACCGGCAGATTATTCCGTCGAAGTCGTGAACGTCGTCAAGACCAAGGAACAGGCCTAGTCCTGAGGGCAGTCGATAATGGCGGACAGTGAAAAAGTCACGCCCGAGGTGGATCCGTCCATCCTCGAGATGGTGAAGGACAGCCTGCACATGTCCTTCACGCTGGATGATTCATCCGCCCGCCGATTAAACGCAGAAATCGCTTCCGGGATCGCCTACATCAGAAAGTACGGCGACCCGGATGCAACCTGCGAACCCGGCACACAGTCGGGCGAGCTTTTATGTGCTTATGTGCTCAGAGCTGAGTCTGGGGCAACCGAGACTTTCGGCGTCGATTACAAGGACGACCTTCTGGCTATGAAAGCAGAGGATCAGGTCGCCGAGTTCGCCGCTGCTATGGGCTACCTAGACGAGGGAAGCAATGACGATTAAGAGCAAGAGCAAGTTCATCACATTCAACGATGGACTCGCTGACTGTTACAACGTCACCGATCGAAAGATCACAAAAGAGAAACAGCTGCAGATCCATTTCGCCAAGGCAACTGTCGGCGAGAGAAGATACTGGGACGCCTATGTCTCGGGCATCCAGGTCACGATGGCGATCAAGGTCCCGCTCGGGACTGATGTCGAACAGGGCGATCTGCTGGTGATCGAGGGCAAACAGTTCATAGTGGTCCAGAAGGACTACAAGGACGACAAGCTCCCAGCCTGCTGGCTGCTGTCTCTTCAGGCTTCTCCGATCGTTTACAAGGCAGCCAATGGCTAAAGCACATCATAAGCGCGTAAAAATCGGCGAGTACGCCATGGCCATGGATGACATCCTCGAAGAAATGAAGGGAGCGACATCCGAAGGAGTCCGTGAAGCTGCGGACGCAACGGCGAAAGAAGTGCAGAAGCTCACCAAACAGCAAGCAGCGTCTCGCCTGGGAGGCACCGGCAAGTATGCAAGGGGATGGTCCGTTCGAAAATGGGCCGACACTTATGCACACCACCGCCGGACGGTCTACCAGTCAAAACTGCCTGGTCTTCCCCACCTGCTGGAACATGGCCACGGAGGCCCGCGACCAGCCGGACCTCATCCTCACATCGTGACGGATGAAGAAACGGAGAAGATCTTCAGCGAAAACATGAAGAAAGCAATGGAGGACGGATGATGGACAGAGAAGAGATCATTGAGCTGATGAAAACGGTCGGGATCTACTTCGACGAGGATCATCCGGATCACATCACCGTCGAGAAGCTTGAAAACGGAACGATCGAGCCGCCGTTTATGGAGTTCGACATTCTGGAAGAAGACATCCGAGCAGATGGCGCGACATATCTCAGATACACCCGCGTCAATGTCCGGAAGTACGACGACAGCGACGACGGATCCACGCACATCATGTTCAGGCAGGCAATGGACGATGCCTGCATCTCGTACCGCATGACCGCCCACGAATATGACGACGTGCTCGGCCTGTGGTGCACAAAATACACATTCACGGTGTAAGCCGTAAAAGGAGAAAAAAATGCCTGAAACGAAAAAAAATCGTTACCACTACGACGTCATGAACTGCGTCGCATTCTTCGGCGAGAAACAGGACAATGGGACGATCGACTTCACGAATGCTGAGGCGATGAAGCTCCCGGGGCTCAGGTCTTTCGAAGCTGCTGCGAACGGTGAAACCACAAAGATCCGCGCAGATGGCATCGACTACATCGTTGTCACATCGAACAACGGCTACGATCTGACGCTGAACTTTGTCCAGGTTGATGATGCCTTCAAGGTCAAAGCTCTCGGCGAGGTCGTCGAGAGAGAG